ATTTATCAGCAAATAGATTTTAACGAAGACGTACAAAACTTTAAGCAAGTAACTAAAGGTAGTTTTCAATGGGAAAATGGACATAAAGATACTAGAGTTATATTTATGCCAAATAAAAATGGTAGATTTTTAATAACTTGGGTTCCTCCTAATGAACTACAAAATAAAAGATATATAAAAAACGGAGTTAATTATCCAGGTAACGAGCATTGTGGTGCTTTTGGATGTGATCCATATGATATATCAGGCACAGTTGACAATAGAGGTTCTAATGGATCTTTGCATGGTTTAACAAAATTTTCAATGGAACAAGTACCACCTAATCATTTTTTCTTAGAATATATCGCTCGTCCGCAAACAGCTGAAATATTTTTTGAAGACGTTTTAATGGCTTGCGTATTTTATGGTATGCCGATATTAGCTGAAAATAATAAACCTAGATTACTTTATTATTTTAAACGTAGAGGTTATAGAGGTTTTGCAATGAATAGACCTGATAAAAAAAGAAATAAATTATCTGTAACAGAAAGAGAGATTGGTGGAATACCTAACTCTAGTGAAGATATAAAACAAGCACATGCTTCTGCTATAGAAACTTATATAGAAACATTTGTTGGGTTAAAAGAAACTGGCTATGGCGATGTTTATTTTCAAAGAACTTTAGAAGATTGGGCAAAATTTAATATAAATAATAGAACCTCTCATGATGCTTCTATTAGTTCTGGATTAGCTTTAATGGCTTGTAATAAACATAGATACTCACCAGTTAATAAAATAGAATTAAAACCTGTTGATTTAGGTATTAAAAAATACGACAACAAAGGAACTACATCAAAAATAATAAGTTAAATGAATATATATACTAATACCAATAGCGCTTTCCCTAGTCAAGTAGTGAGTGATGCAGAAAAAGCAAGTTTAGAATATGGAAGTCAAGTTGCTATGGCTATTGAATATGAATGGTTCAGTCAAGGAAGAACAACTGGCAATAGATATTTAACTAATTGGAATCAATTTCATCAATTAAGATTATATGCTCGTGGAGAGCAAAGTATACAAAAATATAAAGATGAATTATCTATAAACGGTGATTTATCTTACCTTAATTTGGACTGGCAACCTGTGCCTATACTTTCTAAGTTTGTAGATATAGTTGTTAATGGTATATCTCAAAAAAGCTATGATATAAAAGCTTACGCTCAAGATCCAGCATCTGTTAAAAAAAGAACTGAATATGCTTCTAAATTACAAGAAGATATGGTTGCTAAAGAATATTTAGATAGTTTAAAAAATACTTTAGGAATTGATTTATACCAAAGTCCTGATCCTAGTGTTGTTCCAGAAAACAAAGAAGAACTACAACTTCATATGCAGCTAAGTTATAAGCAGTCACTTGAAATAGCAGAAGAAGAAGCTATATCAACTGTTTTAGCTCAAAATAAATATGATTTAATTAGACGTAGAATAAACATGGACTTAACAGTTTGTGGTATTGCAGCTAGTAAAACAAATTTTAATACATCAAATGGTGTAACAGTAGATTACGTTGATCCTGCTTATATGGTTTATTCTTATACAGAAGATCCTAACTTTGAAGATGTATATTATGTTGGTGAATTAAAAGCTATAACAATACCTGAGCTTAAAAAAGAGTTTCCAAATATCAGTGAAGAAGAATTAAAAAGAATACAATCAATGCCTGGCAATAGATCTTACGTTACTGGCTGGGGAGATTATGATAACAACACTGTTCAAGTTTTATATTTTGATTATAAAACATATCACAACCAAGTATTTAAAATAAAACAAACAGAACAAGGATTAATGAAAGCTTTAGAAAAGCCAGATACATTTAATCCACCAGAAAATGATAACTTTGAAAGAGTGTCAAGATCTATAGAAGTTTTATACAGTGGCGCTAAAGTTTTAGGCACTGACACAATGCTAAAGTGGGAGTTAGCTGAAAACATGACAAGACCTTATGCTGATACTACAAAAGTAGAAATGAACTATTCTATATGTGCTCCAAGGATGTACAAAGGTCGTATAGAATCACTTGTTAGTAAATGTATTGGCTTTGCTGATATGATTCAATTGACGCACTTAAAATTACAGCAAGTTTTGTCTCGTATGGTACCTGATGGTGTTTATTTAGACATGGATGGTTTAGCTGAAGTTGACTTAGGCAATGGTACAAACTATAATCCAGCAGAAGCATTAAACATGTATTTCCAAACTGGTTCTATTGTTGGTAGATCATTAACACAAGACGGTGATATAAATCAAGGTAAAGTTCCAATACAAGAACTTAACAGCTCTAGTGGCCAAGCAAAAATAGCAGCTCTTATACAAACATATCAATATTACTTACAAATGATACGTGATGTAACCGGGCTTAATGAAGCTCGCGATGGTAGCACACCAGACAAAAGTACTTTAGTAGGATTACAAAAAATAGCAGCTAATGCTTCAAACGTTGCAACAAGACATATTAAGCAATCAAGTTTATATATAACTTTAAGAATAGCTGAAAACATAGCTTTAAAATTAGCTGACGCATTACAATTTCCTTTAACAGCTAACTCATTAAAAAACTCTATATCAACTTACAATATACAAACTTTACAAGAAGTTGCTTCGTTAAACTTACATGACTTTGGTATATTTTTAGAACTAGAACCAGACGATGAAGAGGTTGCTAAATTAGAAGAGAATATACAAGTAGCTATACAAAAAGGCGGTATTGATTTAGAAGATGCTATTGACTTAAGACAAATTAAAAATCTTAAGCTAGCTAATCAAATGCTAAAAATTAAGAGAAAAGCTAAGATGAAGCAAGATCAACTTAGCCAACAAGCTAACATTAAAGCGCAAGCCGACGCGCAAGCTGAAACTGCTGAAAAAACAGCTATGGCTGAAGTTCAAAAACAAGAAGCTATATCTGGCGCAAACGTTCAGTACGAGCAAGCTAAATCTCAAATGGAAATACAAAGAATGCAAGCAGCTGCTCAAATTAAAAAAGAAGAGATGCAAATTCAACATCAATATAATATGCAATTAAAACAAATGGATGTTGAAAACATGAAACAAAAAGAAAATAGAATAGAAGACAGAAAGGATCAAAGAACAAAAATTCAAGCAACACAACAAAGTGAAATGATAAGCCAAAGAAAAAACGATGGCTCACCAGTAGACTTTGAAAATCAAAATTTTGAACAAAGTCTTCCTCAAGTACTTTAACTATATATTAACAATTATTTAATTATATTATATTATGTCAGAAACAACAACAAATGAACCTGTTAAGCAGGAAGGTGACTTTAAAATAAAGTCTAAAAAGAAAACACCTAAAAAACTAGTCAATACAGATGAAATAAAAAAGGTGAATATTAAAGAACCTTTAATTGATTTACCACCAGAAATAACAAAGGTAGTAATACCAAGTGAAGAAAAACAAGAAGAAGATGCCATTCAAATCGGAGAAACAGAGAAAGTATCTACACAAAAACCATCCGGAGATAGCGCAGAGGTGGGAGAACCTGTACAAGAGTCCAACGAGACTGTTGAAGGGTTTTCTACAATCACCGAAGTTGAAAAACAAGAAGTAAAAGAAATTGCTTTAGATGTTGAAAAAGCTTTAGTAGATGAAAAAATATTAGGTAAAAAATTACCAGAAAATATAGAAAAACTAGTTGATTTCATGAAAGAAACTGGCGGTACTATAGAAGATTACACAAGACTTAATGCTGATTATTCATCTGTAGATGATGAGTCTTTGTTAAAAGAATTTTATAAAAAATCTAAACCTCATCTTAATGATGAAGAAATAGGTTTTATCATGGAGGATAGTTTCCAATATGATGAAGATATGGACGAAGAGCGTGCTGTCCGTAAGAAAAAACTCGCTAAAAAAGAAGAGATTGCAAAAGCCAAAAACTTTTTAGAAGATCTGAAAGTTAAATATTACGACGAAATCAAGTTGAGACCGGGCGTAACTCAAGATCAACAAAAAGCTACTGATTTTTTCAATCGCTACAATCAAGAGCAACAAGAAGCTGAACGAAAACACAATTTATTTAAAAAGAATACTAAAGATTTATTTGACGAAAATTTCAAAGGTTTTGATTTTAAAGTAGGAGATAAAAATTACAAGTATAATATACAGAATCGTGATAAAGTTGCAGAAAACCAATCAAACATAACCAATTTAGTCGGAAAGTTTCTAGACTCAGATGGTAACGTTAAAGATACGAGCGGTTATCACAAGGCTATGTATGCTGCTGAAAATGTAGATAAAATTGCAGCTCATTTCTATGAGCAAGGCAAAGCCGACGCTATTAAAGATGTTGTTACTAAATCTAAAAACCCTGTAGATTCTCAAGCTAGAAAATCTCAAGGTGAAGTTTTTATTAATGGCATGAAAGTAAAAGCAATTAGCGGCGCTGATTCTACAAAACTTAAAATTAAAACAAGAAAATTTAACTAAAAAAAACAAAAAAAAATGGCTTTAAATCCACAGTTTGGAGGGTTAATCCCTTCAGGAACTCAGGAGGTATTGAATAGCAATTATTTACAGTTTAACGCTGGAACAGCTGGAAACACAAATACTTTTGCACAACAATATTTACCTGAAATTTACGAACAAGAAGTAGAACGTTATGGAAACAGAACGTTATCTGGCTTCTTAAGAATGGTTGGCGCTGAAATGCCAATGACATCTGATCAAGTAATTTGGTCTGAACAAAATAGACTACACGTGTCTTACTCTGGAGTAGCAATTGCTAATTTAGGTGGGGCTACTTTAAGTGCTATTACTATTGCAGCTCCAGCTGTAAACACAATATCAATAAATGATACTATCGTTGTTTTAAACCCTGTTACAGGCGCTGAAGCTAAAGGTATTGTTACTAACTCTGGTGCTTATGGAGCAGTTGCTTCAGGTATAGCTGCAAACGCTATTACTTTTCAACCGTTTGACAATGTAAGATTTCCAGCAGCTGCCGCAGCTGTAGGGTGTAAAATATTTGTATATGGTTCTGATTACCAAAAAGGGCAAAGCACACAAGCTGCTCCCGTAGGTGGCGTTATACCAGCACAGAACGTATCTAGAGTATCTATCGATCCTCAGTTTACTCAATTTTCTAACTCACCAATCATATTAAGAAGCCAGTACGTAGTATCTGGATCTGATATGGCTCAAATTGGATGGGTTGAAGTTGCAACTGAAGATGGAACTTCTGGTTACTTATGGTACTTAAAAGCTGAATCTGAAACTAGATTACGTTTTGAGGATTACTTAGAAATGAGTATGGTTGAAGCAGAATTTAACCAAGTAGGTAACCAAGCTGCACAGAATGTTAGCCCAGGATCAGAAGGTTTATTTGCTGCTATACAGTCTAGAGGAAA